AAGTATGAGAAAAAAAAAGGCAGCAAAAATACCTTACGAGGGTTATACGTTACCGCCAAGTGCTGAGAAAGGTGGTAGCTTTATAGATTTTAAACAAGCATATAAAGAAGCACCAACAAAAGTGCCTGTGAGAAAGGCAGTTATAAAGAGGAAACGAAAAGATGATAGATAGACCTAAATTTAAAGAGCTTAGATATGGAGATGATATATCTCCTGAATATGATTTAGTCCAATTAAAGATGGATGGTATGTGGGGGTGTATGACAATAGCTGATGGTGAATATACCATTACATCACGAACAGGTAAAGTAAAAGATACAGGTGCCTTTATACGTATGTCCAAAAATAATGAGAGTTATACTTCCCATGAGAAAACAGTGATACTAGGAGAATATATGAAGAATAGTCATTGGGCACATAAATATGGCTGTGATGGACACTTCTATGCCTTTGATTGTTTGATGTATAAAGGACAAGACATAAGCAACGAACCACTAGCTGAGAGATTATATACTCTAACTAATTATGTTTTAAGGGATGATACCTTTGGTTTCGTATATCCATTAAATACATTTTATGTGGATGAATGGAAAACAGTATGGAAAGATTACGTTGAAGATAGAAACTATGAAGGATTAGTATTTAAGAATAGTAGTAGTAAATATAATGATAAGAATGCTTGGTGTAGAATGAAAGACGTAGTAGAGATAGAATATATATGTCATGACTTTAGACCAGCTGATAAAGGAACTAAATATGAAGGTCAAGTAGGTGCAGTAATAGGAACCTTAGTTGACAAAGATATATTTGTGACGTGTAGTGGTTTTACTGACGAACAGCGTAAGTTATACACAATGCATAAGTCTGAATATATTGGTAAAGTTTTTACAGCTAAAGGTAATGCGTGGTATCCATCGGGGAGTATAAGACATCCTAAATTTAAAGGATGGCGACCTGATAAGCAAAGTAGTGAATGCACATATGACCAAATACCTGAGTCACTAAGATGATATACTTACACGACCCCCACACTGAATATACTGAGGAACAGTTGAGAGAGATGTGTTGGGAAGGTAATTGTGATAGTGATTGTAAGTATTGTAAAGTATGTTGCAGGAACGGATGCGAGAAGTGTGAAGAATGATAGATAGATATTGTTTGACTTGTGGTAAACGTATAAGTTTAGCTGAAGCAGACCTATATGGAGGAACATGTAGTATATGTGCCGTAGGAATATTAGATATCTTGGACTTCTTTTGATAAGCTCTATTACGCAAGCTTTATATATCTCCCTATATAGATATCTATTAAGCAAGTGTTATAATACATTTGCACAATGGAGCTATTGTAATGGTTAAAAGAAAAGGAGATACAGGAAAGAATTTTGAGAATGAGATACGTAGGAGCTTAAAATCCTCCAAACATATATGGTGGTTTAGGATACAAGATACTAATGACATTAACCGATTCGTTAAGATTGCTGTTGCTGAGAAACAACCAGCCGACTTCTTTACAGTATATAGAAGTAGACCAATTATGTTGGAGGCTAAAACTTCTAGGAACCTTACTTCTTTTCCTCTATGGTATGGTAGTGGCCGTTCTATTGCTGCTCATCAGATAAGAGAAGGGGAGCAGTTAGTGAGAAAGGGCGGTATATCGCTTATATGCATAAGGAGAGAAGAGTTTAGAAACAAGAAAGCATGGGCTATAACACCAGCCCAAGCCAAATATTTATATAGTAAAAAATATAAACATAAGAGTGTTAAATGGGATTGGTTTGATAAACATGCTATCCCTATAGAAAGATTAAAAGCACCACTAAGATGGAACTTACAAAAGGTGTATGAGAAAATAATATAATGAAAGAAAGTAAAAGATTAGAATGCTTATACTGTCATAGAGTGGCCCTATGGTCATCAAGCTATGACTTATATGTATGTGATGATTGCTATGCTAAGGGCTTAGGTAGAGATAAAGCACCTAAAGATAATTTTTACGGATAACAATGAAACAACCCACCTACTACAAAGCTTTGTGGCATAACTGTAACGGATGTAAAATACACTATATGTCTGAACAGCCACATTTAAGAGCATACTTATGTGATGAGTGTTGGAATACTATACCACACTTTCAAGTAAAGAATGTTCAAGCAGTTCAAAGGAAAGTAATGAAAGGCCCAACATATAATAAGAAAGATTTTAATTGGAAACAGATAATATTATATAGTATCGGCAACCTAATATGTTTAACCGTGATAGGTTACTATCTATGGTTTAATTAAATATGAGAACAATAGAATGTGAAAGATGCTTTAAGAGAGCTTTTTTTGTAGATATAGATGGAAATAGGAGATGTGTGCATTGCACTCCCTATAAGGATGAAGATGAAGATTAGAGAACATAAAGACCCTGACCGAGAAGGATGGTATGTATTATTCTTTATGTTTTGGATAGCTATAACAATAGTATGGAATTATTTAACATAATGATAGAGAGAATAACGAAAGCTTTATATACTCTCTAGTCAGTGTTAGTTTACAGGTATAAAAATGTCAAAAAGAACAAAAATATTTGATATGGTTTACAAGGCTGCTGAACATTTTCAGGAAACCGGAAACCATAAACAGGTCAGCTTCAGGTATAACCCTGAGAACAGAACTACGTTTGATTTCTCATCATGGAAACATGATAGAGATAGCGATTCTGTTAGAAAAATCTTAGTAGAAGATGTAAGAGTCTCTAGTGAAGGTATGGTATATGCTATAGGTATAGATAATAGATATAACCTTAAGCAGTATGCTGCTCAATACCCTCAACATGTTAGAGCTTACCGTATAGACCGAATGGTCATTTAAATATGGGTGAATTACTCGATGGGTTTGTAGCCCAAATGGAGTCATCAGGAGGTAAGTTAGATATAAGTGCTTTACTTAATAAAGAAGAAGTAGGAGATTGGGAGTTACTAGTTAAACTATTCCAAGAGATAGAAGTTGGTAACATAGGTAGTAGTTTGAAGAAGATATCAAAGTTTTATAATACTGAGAGATGGCACGAACTATCTTTACTAGCTTTAGTTAAAATGTATGAACTAATGTGGAAATCACATAAACCACAATTAGAAGCTATACAATCACAACTAAAGACTCTAGATGGAGTTAAACCTCCAACCAACGACGCCTCAGGAGGTATGTTTGGTTAATACAGTAGACTGCAACACATGCAGATGTAAGTTAGCATTAGACTATGTTAAGTATAAAGATACTAATGGTAGTCCCTATTGTTATATATGCTATACGAGGTTGTTAGTATGATAGAAGAAAGACTTATAGTTATAAGAATAACACCTTCAATGGTTAGACATATAATAAGAGAAAGAGATAGACTGATTACAACTGAGCAAGCCGAAATGTTTTTAAACCTTTTTGGACAACAGATAGAAGATGCTGTTCGTGATACTATAAAGAAAGAAGTGAGAAAACACTATGAATGAAAAAGTATTAGCTATGGCTCGTGAGTTATGCTTAACGAGTGAATATTTATTTGATATAGCTGTAGAAATGGCTGAAGAAGAACTAGGGATTGGTCTATATGACTAATCAACAATTAGATATGTTATCTGGATTCCTATTTGGCTTAGGCTTTGGAATGATAATAGGAGTGTATTGGTTATGAGATGCACACAATGTGGCGGAGACTATATAGGTATGAAAAAATCCCATAAGTTTAACTGCCCTCACTGTGGTGAGCTGAGGTTAAAAGATGAGTGATAGATGGCAAACCTTTGACCGCATATGGGCTAAAGGTAAGAACGGAAAAATGAGAATGCGTCTTATGGAAAAATGTAAGATAAGAGGATTAGAACCTACAGAAGAAAACTGTAGAGATTATTGGATGGGATATATAAGATATTATGTAGACGGATGGACAGGACAAGGTCATCATGTAAACCCACGTAAGAATAAATCACTAATGAAACAATTAAGGAGGAATAAGAATGAACAAGGAAAAAGAAGAACAGGAAAAGGTAAATCATCACATAAGATGGGCCGAAGATATTCGAAAAAGAAACGCTAGATTTGATGAAGATAGTAATTGGTGGCCTTTCATTCAGAATATAGAAGATGTCCTAGAAAGAGTAGAACATATAACGCAGAGATTAGACGATATGAATAATTATATCTCTAGTGTTGATGGAAAGATTAAAAATCTAAGAAAAATATTAATTAAACTGGAGATTATAGATGACAGATTCGTCTTCTGAGATGGCTGAGATGGCTGCTGAGTTAATTTCTACTAAAGTAGAATCAGCTCGCAAAGATACTCAAATGACACACGTCTTGCGTATAGGGAACTTCCATATGGAAGTAGTTCCTAGCGATAGAGTAGACGTAGAAAAGATGTTCAAAGAAACATTATCTATGCTAATGAAAGAGTATGACGACAAACTCTTAGAAGTAAGTATGAATAATGTTGAAGGAAAACAACAGGCACATTACGGATGAAGACAGTAAAAGAAGGAGAACTTTTAGGTAAATGCACTACTTGTAGTGATAACATACATGATGTAAAGTTTAAAGGTAGACCTTCTGAGTTTAAAACGTGGTGGCATGCGTTCTCTACAATATTTAATGGAAAATGGTTATGTGGTAAATGTCTTTCTAGTTTATCTAAAAGGGCAAGAGAAGCAGAACAGGCTTTTATTAAATATAAAAAATCCAAACCCACAAGAGAACATATGCAAAAGAAATACGGAGTATATGTCAACCCTGTTACAGGTAAGATAGAGTCCGTAGACGTAGGAAAATGGAGTAAACTTTAAATACTCCTGTGGTATTGGTAAACAACCTAAAAGGTGATACAATGACAGAAGAAAGAAAAAAAACTGCATTAGAATTGGTAGCGGGATTGTTCCGCAACACAGATAAGAACGGAAACGTATACTACACTGGAAAAAGTGAAGGTGGAGATGAATATGTTATGTTCCGTAATACATACTGGAAAGAAGGTGCTTCAAAACCTTATTTCAGAATAATGAAAAGAAGTGAAGAAAAAGCTTCTAATATTGAGGACTAAGTATGACAAGAAAAAATCCATTAGATGATGCCTTAACAGAACTTATGGATGCTTGGATGGATATGATGACCTTACCTCAACGCCTACCTTTAAAGACCCCTCCTAGAAGTATAGTAGGGGACAATATTGGTGACTGGGAAGATAGAAATGGCACTATAGCTATTACTGCTGATATGCCCGGCGTAGAGAAGAAGGATATAGAACTTAATGTTGATAAACATACTGTAAGTGTGGCAGCTAAAACAGAAGAAAGAGATTATGGGTTTACTAAAAAGTTTCAACCTGAATTAAATCCTGATGAAGTTGAAGCTGAATTTAACAATGGCGTTCTAGATATTAAAATTCAAAAAGCAGAAGAAGATAAAGGTAAAAAGATAGATATACAATGAGTGTATACAGCGATTGGATACAATCGACAAAGAGTCAGAGAATATGGCTAGAAGATTCAATGACGGCTCTAGGACAATTCGCCTTTATAGCTCCTATCCATAGGATTAAACATTGGAATCAGTCTACTAAACGTAGGGTGAAATGTTGGGCTGCTGAGGGTGATTGTGTTTTTTGTAATCAGAATATTCCAAAGATAAATGAATTTACATATGGTTTATATCACTCTGAAAGTAATTATATGGGTGGTGGAAAGACTACTATATCATATCTAAGTGCTACATTAGCAACGCATACACACTTCCAGAAAGTGTTTAGTGAATTGATTGATAATAACATTAACCCTACAGACGTAGTGTTCTCTTTAGGGAGAACTAAGATTAAAACTGCGAGTGGTAGAAGTGTTAATGGATATAGCATAGAGGAAACAGAAGAATCTGTTTTTGTTAAAGAAAAATTTAGACCCTCTTTGTTTAATTCTGATGAACAAGAGGTAAGGTGGGTAGTTCCGGAAGAGATAGTTAATTTCCTTCAAGATAAAGATGGAGACCCTATGTCTTTAATAGACCTATTCCTACTACTGAGAGATAAATTTAGTGGTATAAATGAAAAAGAAATGAAAAAATATGCTGTAAAACTAATAAATAATAATGTATTAGATTTACGCAAAGCAAAGGAGAAATGGATATGAAATTAAATAAATATATAAGACAAAAGTTAAGTGAAACATGGCCTGTGAGTGGTAGAGAGGGCGACAAGGAACTATTTTATGGAAACCCGTTGCCCACAGATGATGACATAGAAGGTTGGATATTTTCATGGTATGAAGAAATATACGAAAGAACACCTCCTATATGGCTAGCAGGAAATCGTTGGTATGATAGGCGTAAGAAAATTGAAGAAGAAGCGGCGAAAAATGAAGCTTGAGATATATGATTTAACTCGTTATTTTCATAATGTAAGAAAGAAAGATGGTTCGCTTAATCCTATACTAGGAGAAGATGAATTAGCAGTAAGTGCCTGTCTTTCCTATCTCTTAGAAAATAATAACTTTGTAATAAAGGCTTATTCAGGAACAGGTAAAACTGTTATTATGGATGCTATCTTTGCACTATTACCTGAAGAATTTTACTATGTGTTAGAACATTTAAGTGAGACAGCTGTATGGTATGATGCTGATAAGATTAACCGAGCAAGATTTATAGCTATACCTGAGGCGCAGAAGTTACCTGAAGGTGTCTTAGAAGTTATAAAGACATGGGGTGATGGGAGAAGTGCATTCAGAAAACGCACTGATGTAACTATAGGTGAAACCGTAGAGACACAGATAAGAGCTAAGTATGTTTTTATGTGCGTAGCAGTAGAGAATACTAAAGGTGCAGCTTATTTTGATGCAGAGTTGGAGAGAAGATGTATGATTATGCATACTAATCCTACTGTAGAACAGACTGAGAGAGTTATAAAGCATAAATTATTAGATAGTGCTGTCCCTAAGAAGACATTAACTACAATGACTAACGAAGAAATGAAAACTCTTAAGAAACATATGTTAGATGTTATAATAGAAAGAGATTCGGGTAAATCTTTAGAGATAAAGAACCCGTGTGCTCCCTTCTTATTTGAAGCAATACCAAGTGCTTTCCCTGTATCTAGGTCTAAAGTTCAATATTTACTTAAACTTATAAACGCTGTGGCTAGGTTCTATCCAGATGAGATTATACGAGTAGAAGATGAAGGTATACAATATGGATTAGTTACCCCAAAACATAACTGGCTGGGCCTACGTATATACCTAAATTCATTCGTATCTGAATGTCTGCATATGCCTAGTCATGGTACTGATATACTCAAGTTGTTTCCAAATACACGCTTAGATAAATTTGGCTTTGCAGATGGAGAGACTGTGCGTATGTCTACTAATGAGATTAAAAAGGCAGCTAAGGCTGCCGGATTACCCTTTACTAAAATAGAACCTATACTGGTAGCTTTAGTAATGACAGGTTTCCTAGAGATGGATGAAGATAAAGGAAAGAAGATGTATTATAAGAGTCCTCTCTTCGAAGAACCTGTATCAAAAATAAACTGGAGTGAGTTAATTGAAGAAACAAAGAAGTTTATGGAAAAAAACTGGCCTGCCGTGGCTGGGGAGTATGTTGGGCGCTACTGTAGCGATATCCAAATTATTGACCCGTTTAGCGGCAACAACCTTACATTGGGTAAGGGAGCAAAGAGAGCGATAGATATAAAAAGTGACACATATAAACCATTTAAGACATATAAAGATGCGAAGATAGGAAGTTTTGATGAGTTTATATTAAGCGCAGAAGGAGACTATAATGAAAAAGAACTCGATACCATCAAGTCCTATTATAAAAAGAGCTAGACTCCCTAAGAGGGGAGAACAGTTTGCAGTTGTAAGTGAGATGAGTGGAGGTTCACGCATGATAGCCATGTGTGAAGATGATAATACAAGAATGATAAGAATAGGTGGTAAATTTAAGAGACGTATGTGGTGTAGGATTAAAGATTTAATCATTATAAAGCCATGGATTATTCAGTCTGATAAAAAAGCAGACTTAGTATATAGATATTTACCAGCTGAAAGAAACTGGTTAATAAGAAACAAAAGAATACCTGAGGAGTTGAACATATGGTAGAAGGAATAGAAGCAACGTATATGGATTTTACACGTAAAACTGCAAAATATCCTAAACGTAGAGAAAAGGAATACCTAATGATAGGTTTAATGAACGAAGCTGGAGAAGTAGGCGGAGCCTTTAAAAAGGAAATAAGAGATAGAGTTGACAACACGGACCTTATAATTGATGAGATGGGTGATGTCTTATGGTATCTCACAAGACTATGTGATGTTTATAATATAAAATTATCAGAACTAATGATAAATAATATTGATAAATTATTCAATAGAATGGACAAAGAACAGCAACAAGCATATAGAGAATCACATGGTGGATATTAAGAGATTAACTGTAGAAACTGATGACCAACGTGAAGAATGGATAAAGTTACTATATAAGCTTGTAGAATATCATAGAGATATAGCTGAGAAGTTTAGACCTGCTATATTAGGAGATGATGATTTAGTATATAGAATACATACAGCATGGGCACATGCAGTTGAAGATACTATACATTTGATAGAGATGTGGGATATAGACGATACTGATACAATCAGTAAGCCGGGACCAGCAGGATGAAAGTACCACTAATAGCAACAGTTAATCATAGAACTATAGATTTAAGAACAGGTAAATTAAAGGTTAAGATATATCGTAATAGTGATACTGAAGCAGTAGAGAGTCCTTATACTCCATACTATTACCAACATGGTCCTAAGATGGCTAATCCTTATAGAGGTATAGCATCAGAAAAAGAATTACACTTAACGAAACATCCTTATATACCAATGAGGGATGTTGTTCCGCCAACAGCGCTCTATGATGGTGGGAGAGAAGCATTACTTGAACGTCTCCTTATCGAGCATCCTGAATTCTTTAGTCAATTCCCTAATACGGATGACGTAAAGACTCTCGTATTTGATATAGAGACACATTCTCCCGATGGCTCCTTTCCCTTTGGGGAAAAATACCCCGTTGTAGCTATAGGTATAGTAACTAGCACCGGAGAGCGTGAAGTATTATTATGGGATGGAGAGGATGATAGAAATGTTATACTTAAATTCGCAGAATATATTAATGACTATGACCCTGACGTATTAGTTGGTTATAACCTAGTAGGTTATGATATACCACAAATACTACATAGAGCTAAATTTCATGGACTTAAAGGATATAAAAAGATTCTCAACAGAGATAATTCTAGTTGGGGATGGGAACTACCTAAAGACCAGAAAGATTTGAAGATGAATGCTGGAGGACGTGTAATCCTCGATTTACTGAGATGGACTCGCCTTGACTACTCCCTATCAGGCATCCCACGTGGTCTAAAAAGCGTAGCTAAAAACTTCGGACTCTCTCCTATAGAGCTCGATTTTTCAGAGAACGATTTATTAGACTATACGATGGAAGAAATAAACGACTATGTTCTTAGTGATGTAGATGCTACTATGTATCTATTTAATCACTACTTCCCTCAAATTCAGTATATCGCTGAGACTTTATGCGTTCCACTGGCAACATATGTCAATGCTCCAGCAAGTTATATTACTAAAATATTACAAGGTAGGAGCTTATTTAAACAACGCATAGTAACGCTTGATAGAAATAAAGAAAGACATCCTACTATATATAGAGAAGATAGGGGTAACTACCAAGCAGCTCATATTGAATTATATAAACCGGGATTTCACGCTAGAAATATAAAGGTAGATTTCAGTTCGTTTTACCCATCAATAGCTATGGCTCTAAATTTAGGACCAGATACCACAAGTATTATAGGTTATGATGACTATGAGGATAAGTTAGAATTTAAAAAAGGTATACTCTATGTACCTGATAACAAGGTGGGTAAAAGAATAATGGTTAAAATAGACCAGTCTAGGAAGAGCTGTCTATATAACATGTGTCATGAATTTAAAGAAATGCGAAAACCTTATAAACTTAGTTCTACGAAAGAAGATAAGAGCAAATCCGATGCTCTTAAAATAATGGTGAATACTTTCTATGGTGCAAACGCTAATCCTTATATTAGTTACGGCGATATGGGTGTCGGTCTTACTATCACGGCAGTGGCACGCTGGCTCCTTCTATCAGGTGTCTCTATCATCCGTGGCAGATATGGAGAAGATGCTGTGGTATATGTACATACTGATGGGATTAATACTAATGTGGATGTGGATGTCGAATGGTTGACAAACAGATTGAGGTTATTATTAAAACATGTTATTTCTGATGCTGAGTCGAACCATATATCTATGGATAAAGACTATTATAAAGAGGGTGTATGGTTACAAATAGGTAATTATGTTCTTAGAAATGAAGATGATAGCCTTACAAAACATGGAAGCACTTTTAAAGCTACTACTAGGTCTAAATTTTATCTAAAGGTATTAGACAAAATAATTAATGCTCGTATAAATAACATAGTAAATGAAAAATTTATAGATAATTTATATGATTTAAATTCATATGAAATAAGTGACTATGTTATGAGAAGAGCTATGCATAGAAAAAAGGAAGATTATAAATCTGAAACTGATTTAATTTTAACATTGATAGAACAAGGTGAATCTATAGGTATGACACCTAGTGAAGGAACTACCTTTTACTATGTTAAGAGTAAAGATGGATATAAACTAGAATCACTAGTGAATGATATAGAGGACATTGATATACATTATCACTGGGACATTATTACAACTTTATTGAATAAATTTCAGTTAAATAATTGGATAAAGAAAAAACCACCATTAACCCTCATAGATAAAAAACAACAGAGTTTAATGGAGTGGATGTAATGGGACAATCTTTATATAGGTCGTTGAGGTTAACTATAAATAGGTTATGTGGCCCTTTCGTAAAAGTCGAGCCACTTAATCTAGTATGGAGAATGATAAAATGGATGAAAATGATGGTAATAAACTTGCTTCGTTTCTTAAAGAAGCAGACGTCAAGGTTGTTTGGCGGGAAGAAGAAAAGACAAAAGTTGGAAGAGGAATGATAACAAATGATGATGAAAATTTCGTTTATCTCACTGGTGAAAAAGGTACTGTTATTGTTAATAAAAGAGACATTATCGCTATTAAACAGTGAGGTTTTTTTATGAAGAACAATATGGAAAATATTATTGGGCCTAAATTATATCAGAACCCTAAAGCCCACCCTCAAGAAGAATTAAACTTTGAAACACCAAAGAAAGGTAAACTGAGAATTATGCCTATATCAGATAGCGTATGGGCTCCTACTGGATTTGGAACTAATAGTAAAAATGTTTCAGCTATACTAACTAATGAAGGTCATCATATAGGATATGGAGGGTGTCAGAACCCTAGTCATAGTTCTTATGATATAGAATGGCCTCTAGGACAGAAGGAAACTACTTGTCAGATTGAGAATCTTCCTTTGATGCATCCCGGTCAGGAGAGGTTTGGAGAAAAAAGTTTTCCTTTATGGGTAAAAGGATTTAAACCTGATGTCATATGGACTCATTTAGATTTTCAAATGTTTGCTCATGTAGCACAATCTAAAGCACCTAAAATAGCTCAGTTACCTTTGTATAATCCCAAGACTGGAAAGATATGGGATAGAAAGGAAAGAAAGAATATGTTAAATGATATATTCAAAACTGTAGCAAAGGGAAGTCCGTGGAAATGGGCAGCAACTATACCTTTCGATGGTCAGCCATGTATACCCCAATGGCAGCAATCTTTAGACCAAATAGATTATAAGATATGTATGTCTAGATATGGACAGTTATGTATGGAAGAAGAATTTGATAACTGTGAGAAATCATGGTATATACCACATGGAGTAGATTGTAATTCTTTTAAACCTATGTTAACACCTAACTATGGTAAAGAACCATGTCCTGACGCATTTATTGTAGGGTGTGTAGCAAGAAATCAACATAGAAAAAATATACCCCAACTCATAAAAGGTTTTAAAGAGTTTGTAGATAGAAATAATTTAAAATCTGATGAAGCTAAACTTATTTTACATATGGATTGGAATGATGCTATGGGATGGAATTTCCCAACATTTGCTGAGAAGTATGGTATAGGAGATTATTTAATGCCTCCTTTAATGGGTGTGTTAGATGCCGGTGAAGCTCTAGATGAAGAAGGGATGGTTAATCTTTACAACTGTATGGATGTATTTGTTTTACCTACTGCTGGTGAAGGATTTGGAATCCCTACTATCGAAGCAATGGCTTGTGGTGTTCCTGTAGCTGTAACTAATTATACTACTGCATGGGAAATTATTAAAGAGGATGACCCTGAGAATGCAGATATACCACTATATCCTTTAGGAGGAGAGCCCGGTGGAGATGAAAAAACTAATGGAAGAGACTACCTGATAGAAGAAGATATATGTGAAGCAGGTATATTACTACCATATAAAGATATGTGGTGGGATACTCCTACAAGAGCTGCCCCTCAGAGAGCTATATGTTCTTCTGTAGGTATAGCAGATGCTTTAGATTATTATTATCATAATCCTAAAAAACGGTTAGAAGCAGGTAAGGCTGCTAGGAAAAAAGCACTGAAGGAATATGATTGGAAACCTGTTGGACAAAGATGGATAGATTTAGCTAAAGTATGGGAGAAAGAATGCAAGTAGTATTTAATATGGATGGTGTTATATGTAAACCTGAAGATAAGATATTATGGAAATTTTCACAACCTATATTAAATGTAACTGAATTTATGCAGTGGTTAAAAACTAATGGACATCATATAACTATATGGTGTGAAAGAGAGAATACTTTAGAAAACAAAATAGTCACAGAGCAATGGTTAATGTTACAACAAATACCATACGATAGATTATTATTTGATAGGCCGAAAGACCCTATCTTTATAAATGAAACGCCGGCAAACGCTAAATATCATAAACATATAGATGATAATGATATAGTAGCTATGCTATTTGAGGAATGGAAAGAATGGAAGAAAGAAACGCAAAAGGAATAGGGGGCGTAGGTCCCCTAGTAAAAGTCACTTGGAATGACGCAGCACAGCAGATAAAAATACACGCACTTAATGCAGATAACCCTGAAGAACATCTAGCAGTATGTGAAACAGTAGGAGAGTTAGTAATTAAAGACCCAAAGGCTTTAATACTGGTACAGCATTGGTCAGATACCGATGGAATTGATATATTAGCTATACCAGCAGACTGGTGTACTAAGATAGAAGTATTGGAAAAAGTAGGAGACGCTATAATAGAACCAACAAGGAATGAATTATGTATTTTAGAGAATTTGGAATCCCAGCAAGAATCGCAAAGTGCCACGACGTCGAAGAGCTCGAAAAGCAAATAGACAGATATAACGGTAAAAAAAACTGTTATGCTAGTGTATATGTTTTCGAAAACAATAAGAGTGATGGAAAGACTGATTATGAATCAGCAGTTATCAATACCATATGGTTTGATTTCGATGATAAAAAGGATGTAGATAAATGTTTAAAGGATATAAGAAAATTTATACGCCGGTTCTGCAAACCACTAAAGATTATCCCAAGGATATATCTTACAGGGGGAAAGGGCTTTCAAATGAATATAGACTTCCACTCCCCAGTGGACTTGCCAAGGCATATAAAGAGAGATTCAATTAAAGCTTATTTAAGACATCTTAAAAAGAAATACTTTCTACGTACATTAGATGATATATGTATTAATAATAGCGTCTCTTGTATGAGACGTATAGTTAATACAGCTTATATGTCTAAATTGACAGGAGAGCCCACTGGTGTATGGTGTACTCAATTTTCGGTAGAAGATATAATGAAATTAGATATAGCTGCATTGTATGCTATAGCTATGGAAGACACTGGTAAAACTATACCTCCAGAGAAAAGTACCAAAGCACAGAGAAATTTTGTAGAATTTATTTGTGATACATATGATATAGAACACACTGTATCTAATGGTATAGATTATCTACTAAATAAATTAGACGAATCAACAAGCTCTATTAAAGCAAGCACTTCTATAAGCAATGAATATATTAAGCCCCCTAGAAAGTGTATAATAGAGCTAATAGAGCGTAATATAGAGCGTGGTCATAGCAGCCACGAAGAAAATAATATCATTGCGACAGAATTAATTAACGCAGGATATAGAAACAAAGACATTCACTTCATCTTTGAAGGTATCTATAATGAGCCCGGTGCTGATTGGGGATGGTATACTACCAATCCTAATGTAGCAGGGAGACAAATAGAACAAATAAGGTCGAAAGCTTTAAATAGATACTCAAGGGATAAGTTAATACAATTAAGAATATGCACTCAAGAGTGTAAATGTTCTTAGGAGCGAACAAATGGCAACATTAAAAAGACTAGAGAAACGTATGAACGATGTAGAAGATTGGGTAAAGGACTTTAATAAAGGTTCAGGCCCAGCACAAACAATGGATAACCTTAATTGGTTAGTAGGACAAACTCGTATGCTTGGTGACAGGTTACAAGAAGCTGAAGCAGCTATTGGTAACATGCAACAAGGTATGCAAGCTAACAATCAAATCGTAGCAGATTTTATGGAATCTAAAGATATGGTTAGAGATTGGCAGATGCATATAGAGGAACTACAAAAAGCAACAGAGGAAGAAAATGCCGTTCAAGAGTCAGAAACAGAGAGCTTGGATGTACAAGAACAAGCCGAAGATGGCGAAGAAGTGGGAGAAGGAGACGCCTAAGGGCGGCAAACTCCCCAAGAAAGTCAAACGTAAGGCTAAAAAGAAAGCAATGAAACGTAAAGCCAAGAAGAAATAATATTGGCAAAGACAAAACAAAGGTGAAATATTATGGCAGTAATAACTATAAAATGTGCCGGAGACGATGGATGCAAAGCAGATGTATACGTAGCACGCTACGAAGTATATCCTAACGTAGACCCTACTGGGGTTTGTGTAGGATTTAGAGCTGTATGCAGTCCAAATGGTCTTTCCGGATACTGGGACACTGTTGTCCCGAACGCAGACATATCTGAAGGGGACGACCCTAACAAGATAGCAGGCTATGCATGGAACGGAGTTACCGATTCCATTACAGGACTCTCAGGAACTATTGTTCCTTGGGCTGAGACTGAGATGCATAAATCAACCATTATTGGTGAAGAATTCGCAGAGATTGTAGAATCAGGGAGTTCAGAATAATGGCTAAGAAAACAGCAGCTAAAAAGGAGACCGTAGAGAAAGTGGTAGAAGAAGTAAAGGACGAAAGTAAAGAAGTCAAAGTCGTTGCTGAAGAACCAAAAAAGGAGGAAAAAACTATGGTAAAAGAAGAAAAGAAAGCTGAAGAAGCACCATCATTCAAACTAGTTAGTATGAATGGTAAATTAATGAGAGACTACGGTAACGGACGTATCGGAGCAGCTCTACCTGAAGATTACGAAGCCTAATGGGGCTTTTATCTTCACAAGCGAGATGCAGGTGTAAACCAGAAGAGGATTGCACCTGTGGTCGCCGAGTTTTAACTGATTTTAAAAATTAGAAAAAGGCTTTTATAGTAGCCATATACTATAGTAATGAACCGCAATTGGAGTGGTAATAAATGTTTAAAAACGAAGTAGCAGAATTTATATATAAAAGAACGTATTCACGTTGGTTAGATGAAGAGAAGAGAAGAGAAGAATGGCCTGAAACAATAGACAGGTTAATAGATTTTTTAACTTTAAAAAGACCTGATATACCAGATAAGACAGTAAATAAAATTAGAAAGTATATGTTGGAATTTGCAGTTATGCCATCTATGCGTTTTTTATGGGCTGCTGGCCCTGCTGCTGAATTCGATAATACTTGCATATACAACTGTGCATTTGGAAAGATAAATACTGTAGAAGCATTTTCAGAATGTCTCTATATCTTAATGTGTGGAACTGGTTTTGGTTTCTCAGTAGAAAAGGAAGAAGTGAAAAAATTACCAACTATACCAGTTATTAAATCAGCACAAGGTATGGAAAAGATACCTATATTTGATTCTAAAGCAGGGTGGGCTGACTCTGTTAAAATGTTAATGAATAATTTATATGATGGTCAGAATATATATTTTGATTATTCTATAATAAGACCTGAAGGAGCTAGACTAAATACAATGGGAGGTCGTGCCTCTGGTCCTCAACCTCTTATAAAGTTACATGATTTTATAAGAGAAACAATGCATAACGCACAAGGACGTCAGCTTACTACCCTAGAAGCTCATGATATATGTAATCAGATAGCAGAGATAGTTGTAGTAGGAGGAGTAAGACGTAGCTCACAGATATCTTTGTCAGATTTAAATGATATAGAGATGCGTCATGCAAAGGAATGGCCTTATCCTATTAAACGTGCAATGGCTAATAACAGTGCTATATACAAAGAAAAGCCCTCCGCTGCTGAATTTCTTAAAGAATGGGCAGCATTAGCTCTATCAGGCACAGGGGAAAGGGGCATTTTTAATCTTGATGCAGCACAGAAGAAAGCTCCATCTCGCAGATATGCTCCATTAATCCAAGGCACTAACCCTTGTGGCGAAATAATGCTTAGGGATATGGAGTTCTGCAACTTAAGTGAAGTGGTAGTTAGAGCTGAGGATGATTTAGACACCCTTTTAGATAAGGTTGAGACTGCTACATGGCTCGGTGTTATACAGAGCACATTTACCTACTTTCCATATCTCAGAGAATCGTGGAAAAGGAATTGTGACGTAGAACGGCTTCTAGGCATCAGTTTGACCGGTCAGATGGATAACCCCTCCCTTCTCACTTCGGAGTGCTTAAAGGCCCTTAAAAGCCGCGTTATACGCATTTCTCGTAAAGCTGCTAAAGTATTGGGTATAAATGTACCAGTAGCAACCACTTGCGTTAAACCGTCGGGCACAGTTTCACAACTTGTAGATTCTGCATCAGGGGTACATCCGAGATATTCTGAATATTATATTAGGAGATATAGGATAGCAGCTAGAGACCCACTATTTAGATTGATGAGAGATAGTGGTATAAAGGCTAACCCAGAGGTAGGGCAGACTAAGAAAAATGCATCCACTTGGGTGTTAGAATTTCCCGTTAAGTCTCCTGATGGTTGTATAACTAGGAAGGACGTATCAGCATTAGACCAATTAAAACATTATAAAAACCTTCAACATAACTGGTGTGAACATAACGCTAGTATGACTGTGTATGTTAGAGATGATGAATGGTTTGAAGTAGGAAATTGGGTTTATCAGAACTGGGATATTATTAATGGAGTTTCCTTTTTACCCTATGATGGTGGTAAATATGAACTGGCTCCTTATGAGGAAATTGATGCTAGAACCTACGAAAGGCTTATAAAGAAGCTGCCCCGAATAGACTATAAGCAGTTATCTCAATACGAGCTAAACGATAATACTCAAGGAAAAGCTGAGTATGCTTGTGTTGGTGATAAGTGTGAAATTTAGGAGAATAAATGGCAAATTACGATACAGATACTCATACTGAAGATTTCGATACTCTTGCATTATGTGCAGCTGGGTTAAATACAAAGTTAGAAACTATTGTTAATACCAAAACCATAAGGCATGCCCAAATCATCAAACATGGTAATGCATATGCGTATATTTTGACAGTGGATGCAGCTTAAGTATGACATATGAAACAGATATAACTGGATATGGACGCAAGATGGGCCGAAACGCAGGTATGACAGCTGACGGTATGTTAGATGGTGTACATAGAGTAGATGGTACATGGTTTCCAGAAGGTACAGTTTCCGCAAGAACTATGAACCCTAGTAATACTGAATCTAGTGGAGGTATGGGATTAATAGGAGACTATTGGACTAAACCACGTTGGATTTCTCAAGACACTGTTTATGAAGGTGAGACTGAAAAAGGTACACTGGTTAATAAACATCCCGGTTATAAAGATTCTAATTATCCCTACTAGATATATATTCAGCTAAGGTAGGTGGTTTTTTATTTATATTAATGCCTATTCTAAAAGAGTTTTCATCAAACACAATAGTCTTTCCTATAACTCTATAATTACCAGCAAACTCTGAAGGTTCTACATCTAATCTTATAACATCATTCTCATTAAGGTATGCTCCTTCAGTTACTTCTAATGAATATTCATATTGAGCTTTTAGATTAGCTTGAAAAAGTCTTGCTGCAAATTCTCTACATTCTGCTGGAGATTCTAATTCTCCATTAGAAACTGATAAATATTCTCTGTCTTGGGCTTCAATAGCAGACGTATGAGTAAATTTACCACTTACTCCTTTTTTACCTTTCACTTCTATAATTGTAGGTACTTTTTTATTTATTACTTGAAGATTAGTTATATTATCTCTAGTATTATACACATGTTTAATAGGTGCTGTATCTAAATCACTCTCTAATTCTATTATAAATTGAGAATTAGTTCCATCATCTATCAATCTTACTATATTAGGTCGTGGTAAAGACGTATCATCTGTATTAATAGATTGAGCTATTATTTTCTCTATTATAGATTTAACAGTTTCTTCACCTCTTATAGGGGGTCTGATAGTACCTACTACAGGGGAAGTATTACCTATATAATCTGTTTTTAATTTAGTATCAAGTTCTGCTAATTCTAATACTTTTATAATAGCTGCACCTGCTGTTAATCCATCTATATTTATTCTATCATCTAAATTAATCTTAGCCTTATTAAAACTACCTCCTTTAACCATATAACCTATAGCGTCTTCTGCAAACACCTCTATTTTTTCTAAAGATTTTTTAGTTCTATTTATCCAACCTCTAAAAATGGGAACGCTGTCACTCTTATCTACATAGAATGCTATTTCTTGGTTCCATAGTTTTTGAGCACCAGCTATATTTGTAGGTATACTAAAGTTTAAACTAGCTGCACTAAAAACACCCGGCGATGCATATCTACCATTAAAATAATCTATATCCTTACCATTAATGGTTATTTTAGGTATAAGATGACTCATCTTCGATGCCCCCCAGTGGGAATATATCTGTCATAAGTTTTCCATCAGTATCAAAGAGAGCTACTTCTGTAACTGTCATAGTAAATTCAAATGCTCTAATGGCTGTAGGACCTCCAGTGGCATGATTCTCTGTAAGGTTCTGTATAACCCCCCAGAATCTAACATATGTACCATCTTTCTGTATCTCATCCCAATAGACAGGAACCCCTTCCGCTTGGATTTTTCTAATCATATGAAGGCGTCCATACATAGAAGAAGGCCCTCCATCTACAAAAGCAGTAGTACTGTTTTCATCACCAGTAGCTATACTACTAAAAGATATACTAGATATACCAACTCCTGTTTTTTGTATGAAAACTCTTCCCTTTTTTGTAACAGCTGTTAGATATTGACCTGTACGTGTTATACTTAAATCACTAGTAACACCTAATGCAGATAAACTATATGCTGAATCATCTATTTCTTTAACTACTTGAACATGAGATTCAGTAGCATCTAATATATTCCATATTTCTGGGAAGGTATGTGTACCAACTGTTCCGCTAAGAGAAATCTTAAGAGCATAGAGAGATGTATCTTCCCATGCAGCTTTAAGGGGTGTACCAAATTCTGAAGATAAACCAGAACCTGCCCCTCCCGAACAAACATAAGTACCAGCTTGATAAGATGTACCTTTATCGTAATCAACAGGACGTAATAATACAGCAGAACTTCCTTTGTCTACCTTACTAGCTCCGTTTAGTATATCATAAACATTTATTCTCCTAATTGTTAGAATAACGTTTGTAGCTGTAGTTAATGTAGAAGGTGTATAAACACTTCCAGCATCCTCTCCATATAATAAATATAATTCAGTTAGAGCTGCATTTGCACCATTTCCTCCATCTTCTCCAACCACCCATAAAGGTCTTTTCACAGAATATGCAACAGACCCTCCAGTAGTACCTGAAACATAAGCTATATATTTAAAAGCTCCTACATCTTCAGCACTATCGAAAAGGCTAGTGAGACTATCACCACCTGTTCTAGTAAACTTTAAGTAGTTACCAAATGTACCATCAGGATTAAAACTTGCAGCAGTACATCCCCCTGATACAGTTAAACTTAGATTACCTGCTGAATTAACTATATTAGTATTATCGTCAAAATATCCTCCACACAAATTCTCAAGAGATATACTGTCCCAATCTGTAGGCATATCAAATGAAATATAACCACTTTGAGATAAATCATTCTTTTGTTCTACATATTTCTTATTACCTGTATCTCTATACTCTAAAGAAACGCTTGTGGTATCTTCAAAGGGAACATTCTTCCAATATACATCTTGTGATATAGAATCAGGATTATCAACAGCGGCGTAAGATACTCCTGCTATTTTCCAAGGAGCGGAAAAGGAACTTCCTGATATATTCTTACTTATCAAATCTTTAGCATAGTTATTAATATTAAAAAATATCTTGTTGGTCTTCTTTGGAAACAATAGAAGTAAATATTCATTAGCTGTTCTATCATTACCTGCTATATCTTTAAAACTAGCTGAGTTCATACCAGCAAGACTGACCATATTACTACTACCATTCTGGAAAGCTGCTTCAGTATAATCTTGTGTATATACTCCACCAGAGTCTACATTGAAATCTAATTTAGTAATTTGGTCTGTGGAGCCTGTAGTTACAGAAGGAGTAATTCTAAAAACGTACGGTTTATTATCTGTTAAAGAGCTTACTTCAGTATCTATACCATTACTTGCACTAGCGGGTTGCATAGAATTTCTAACTAAATGGTATTGGTCTGTGAATCTTCCAAAGTCATCAATTAAAAATTGATTAGTTCTATAAACCTGATTGGTCAATATCCATTTATCATTACTATTATCAGCGAAAGCTATTGAAGGTGTAGTTATGGTACCTTGACCATTCAATCCTCCTCTACGGGTACTATTATAAGCAAAAGAAACATTCTTAGAAGATGAACCACTTAATTTAGTATTATCACCAAAAAACTCATAAACTCCACCAGTGGAACCTGTTACAGCGTTCCATTTATAAACAGGATTAAAGAAAGCCTTGCCTACATCATACCTATATTGAAGATTGGAAACGTTAGATGCCTTAGCCCTACTTTGAGAAAAATCTAAAGTAATATAACGAGAAGGGTCATTGGCCTTCTTAATGGGAGCTCCTGCGGAAACATAAGTGACAGGGTAATAATAAGCCGTTGAATTATTATCTGTGGTAACTATAAATATCTTGACATTCTTATAAGAGTCGTTAACAGTATAGTCATCAGCACGGGAACTACCTGAGTATTTTGGGTTAACCCATTTAACTTTTAATACTTGACTAACAAGTCCTTTAAGGCCATCTGAAGAATCTATTGGGTCTAACTTAGTTCCTCCTGTAACATTAGCAGCAGTTATAGTTTTGGTTATAGTCTGCACACTTTGTCCTGCTCCTCCCACCGCAGTTGAGGTAGTTCCAGTTGCTATCATAGAATCATCGGCAACCACTGTTATATCTAAAATAATATCCCCTATATTAGATAACGTACTTGATTCTGTTAGCGGAGGTATCATTACATATAAAGATTGAGGGCCTCTAACATTAAAAATAGAATTGTCTATACCACTTAATACTTGTTTATTTTCCACTCTTAGAATACCAGTTGCTTGACCATCAGTTACAGCCATGCCGGTTATACTAGAATTATTAGTAAAGGGTTGTAATTGTAAAGAATCAGGATTTGTCCCATCCATATGATAACGAGAAACAAATCCCTCTGAGTTGACTGTTTGAATGATAGGAGTAAAATCAGCCCCTGTCGCAGTATAAGTATGCTCTATTACAGCACCCGATACTGGATTATCAAAGGTCTTCCACTGATAATTAGCCTTTTCACCTCTGAGCCTATTTTCTCCATCACCCCAGTCTACATATACAGCTCTTACATCATTATCATTGAAGCTTAATCGAGCATATAGTTTATCATAAACAGTGCTCGTAGTAATAGCTGAAGTAGCGCCTGAAGCATTGGCTTCTGTTGCGTGCCAAGTTAAGCTCATAAAGTAGTTGCCCCCCAATTAGCTTCAGAAGAAGTTGCTACCTTATCTTTAGTAGTACCTCTTATATTATGATAATCGTAAACAAATAATCTTGCATTGTGTGTTAATTTTTTATTAGATGCTGCGTCATTTATATCAGCAGTGTTTAATACATAACTTCCTTTATCTTCAGGTACATAGTAAGCTCTGTCATATATAATAAATTCTTCTATAGTTCCACGGAATATAGCGGCCGTTGTAGGAGTATGGTTACTTCCTATATTAATATCAGGAGTGATTGTTATAGAACCTGTAACAGTCTGTAAATAATCTTCTCTATTTCCATCAATAAACATCTGCATATCAGGGCCTGCTTGACTATTAGTTTTATATGTAACAACAATACTCATAGGAGTTTCACCATCAAAGGCAGCAGAAGATTTACTAGTTAAAGTATATGCTGTTGGAGTTGAATTTGTAAATGTAAATGTTACAAACCCACTACTCTCATCTAAATTCAAAGTAGCACTATTAGTACCATCACCTTGTGCCATTATGTTTTGAACTCCCGGTGAACCACTACGGGCATCAGGAGTAATATGAATAACAAAAGTAAATTCTGTTTTACTATCTCCAAAACCCGGACTCTCATCAGCACTTAAATTAGTACCACCAGCTATTGATATAGCGCCGCCAGCAACTTGGTTGGGTCTAAACGCATAACCGCATGCACCTTGTATATCTCCCCTACATCTACTTCCAGTTGTTACACTACCACTTCCTCTAAACGAAGTACCAACCCTAGCGTTATAATCGTAAAATTTGTATACAGGACAAACAGTTGCAGTAGAAGGAACTTCATTAAGAGGTACATGTAAAAAGGCTCTATGATATTTATTAGGGATGGTTGCTCCACTTACATCTACCATTAACATTTTATACCATACATTTTCTGCTCCCTCCCATTTAAATTTAACGGAAGAAAGATTATCATCTGTTATTGAATATAAATCAAAACCATCTTTAAGTAGGTCTACAGTAGGTCTTACTGTGAAATTATTAATACTTCCAACAGGGGCAGTATAAGACCAAAGATAGTAAGGTTTAACGTCAGCAGCATATATACTTCCAGCATCAACATAATCATTACCATACACTGTTAAAATTTGTTTAACTAGAGGGGTATCGAGAGTTAGTTTTGTAGTAACAGGTTGTTCTGGTTGAAGACCAGCAGCTGCCATACCAGATAAATTTAGATTACATTCAGTACTAGTGTATACAGGAGACACATCGAGATATCCTCCAGTATTTTCTGCTTCGTTATAAGAACCTGCTCCCCAATCAGTACTTAAATCTATAGCTGAATCAGTACCTAATGATAAATCCCATACGTTAGAATATGGAGACATGGTACCCATAGTAGCTTTATTAGCTGCAACAAAGGTATATTTTTCTTCATTATATGTTGAACCAGTGGTAGTTGTGGCATCACTTCCAGTAGTCATTGGTAGTATACTAGTATATGATTTACCTGAAGAACCTCCAGTATCTTGCCATGGAAATATCTCACTACCGTCAGTATTACCGCCGGGCCATAATTGCATCCAAACCCAATATTTGTAAGGTGAAATGTAAAGATAGGGTAAATTTTCTGGTATAAGTAGGGGGTCTAAAGGAGTATCTAGAGTTACTACATTTCCCTTTATCTCTTCTAATTTCGATAAACCCTTTGCTCCTATAAATTGTTTGATAGGTAGACCACTATTAGCATCTGCACCACCTACATTAGCAGCATATGCTTGGGCTGATGTACCAACTTGTCCTCTTCTAACGGTTAATTCATCATTTTTACCAGCAGGACTACTTTGGTCTTGAGGGTTAGCATTAGCCTTAATAACTCTAACTATCTCAGTAGAAGAACCGTCTGTCCCAGTTAGTTGTATCCATACATTAGGACATTGTTTAAATAAATCGACACTCCCTGTTACAGTTCCGGGATTGACTACAAGATTATATTCCTTCGCATCAGTTGTTTCCATAATTTTAATAGAACCTGTAGTTCCTCCACCACTCCAGTATGGGTCTCCTCCCCATCCTTCAACTTGAGCTGCTGTATAAAGTTCTGTATCATAATTTACAACAACAGGTAAACCATCTCTCACACCAGACGCTGTCTTTCCTCCAGCTATATATACCATATATTGAGTGTCCATATCTAAATGAAATATAGAAGGATTGTCTACTTCAAATGTTCTAGTATCAACCTCGGAAGAGTCACTACCTTCATTAAAAGCAGGTAGAGATGTTATTTTAGCAGAAACAAAGGGATGTTCACATTTAAACCAACCAGTTGCAGTAGTGCCAGCGCCTGCATCTCCCGGTTCTCCTTGAAGTTTTCCATTAGGATTATAAATAAGATGACCTACTCCTTTCTGTGTCATAGCATCATTATACAATTTAGCATCACTTCCTGATACAAAGGAAAAGCCACCAACAGTTGCTCCTGCTGCTACTTGAGAAGTAAATGCAGTAGAGTCCAACTTGTGAGGCCATAATCCATTACCCGTTCTTCGGATTTCTGGATTCGAAAAATATCCTGATGAATCTGAGTTATAATTAGTAGTAGAATTTTCCTCCATAAATGTCAAATTTTGTAACCAATATCCTAAATAAAGTTTATTGCTTAAAGTTGAACCATTGAAATATTGTTGAGATAAGAAACATTGAGTAGTCTCAGCAGTTTGTTTTAAAATCTTAGAGAAACCATTTGTTCCAAAACCACCAAACATGAAAACCCCACTATAATCGCCACCTCCAATTGATTCTAAATCGGTTTCTTTATTTTCAAAACCCATCAAAACATAAGTAGGTGAATAATAATCATGAAGTTTATCATCCATTTTAACTTCTTTCCAGCTTGGAACACCACTGGTGCCTGATGCTGCTACATAAGCACCTGCATTACGTCTAGGGCTTTTAACTCCATATTCTTTGATTGATATAGCCTGAGTATGAGTACCTGCTTGAGCTGAAGCATTTTGAACAGTATTAGTAAAGTTATTAAATTTAATACTATCAACAAAGACACTAGTCTGTTTGTCGGAAGGTGTTTCTTCTGGAGTTTCACCAATAATACCAAATTTAGCTTTTCCACTGTCGTAATCAGTCCATGGCTGGTCTTCCATATAATTAGATGACCCTGACTCTGCACTAAAGTTTCTATAATTAGTAGCCCATAAACACATAACATTAGGGAAATATTTTCTATTGTTAAACCAATCTATGCTAGAAGCGTATTCATCTCCATCAGCAGCATCTGATTTATTTTGTTTTATAGGAAATAATATATCTAGCGCAGGTACCTCAGGGTGGAAAGCGAATGGGTCTGCTGCGCCAACACCTTCAGAACCACTTACAAAACCCTCTGTAAAAAATACTTTCATCTGATTACAATAACTGGTAGAAGTTTCTCCTCCTGTAGAGGCTTGGGTTGCATTCGTGGCAAGGTCTTGACAATTTAAACCCTGAACATCAATTACAAATTTAGCTGTAATCCACTTATTCATACTCAAAGCTACAGAGGGAACAAATCCACTACCTTCTGTACCGGGCTTAGTTTTACCTCCATAAGCTACCATATTAGCAGCACTATCTGCACCTGTATTACCACTCACAAATTTCATTATCCCTGTTGAGAAATAACCAGCAGGATAGGGTGAGTTGCCCGGATTCGTTACAACTCTACCAGCTTTAGGGTCCATTCTAGTTGGTAATGACTGTGCTACAGCTACTTGACCATCGTCCTCTATACCTGCATTTGTTGGTAGTGCTATATCTCTATATATTGTAAGTGCTCCTATATATTTAGAACCGTAATTATATACTTTGTTAGGTGCATTTGGGGCAGCACCAGCATCTCCAGCATAGAAATCATCCATACCTCTTAGTATATAAGCGTCTAAACTCTCTCCTTCTTCTGGAGGATAATTAGCAAATGTAATTGTGAAATTTCTACCTAATGTTTTATATGTATTATTTGGAGTTCCCTCAGAACCTGACCAATATGCTGTATCTATATTTCTACTAACAATACATTCTTGAGAGTCTGTAGCTTGAGCGTGATAATCAGTGAACGTTCCACTGCTTGAAGGTGTTGTGTCGGCATATGAACCAATACGTGGTAAAGTATCTAATTCATCTAAATAGAAACTCACTTCTATCTCTGGTAAATTTAAACGATAATCCATTCCTACAGGAAGTTCGTCTCCTGTAGATGTACTGAATGCGTGGTCAATAGGTATAGGATAAGGTATTTTTTTCATTCCTACACAAGAGTATTGATTTGAGAATTCCTCTTTTTTACCAAAATAAGTTTCCACTGAATCCTCTTCTGCGTTGGCTGAAGAAAATTGCCATAAATGATACATATGTAATGATTGTCCACCTTCATGAAATCTCTCACTACTTAATCCTAATGTAGAGCGAGTAACAGGTGTACCTGTATCATCACCTCCTCCATAAAATGTATTAATGTCAGGTGTTGTATATATCAGACCTTCGTCAAATATAGTTGTGTTGGCAGTGGGTTCTGCGGCTTCTTCTGTGGATGATAAAGTCTCAGTGTTTGTATATTGTACTATACCCTTTATATCACTATCATTAAAATAAGGTACTATAACTCTAACTCCAGATTCGTCATCGGAGGTACCTCGAAAATCCTTCGCAGGTTTCCATAAGGTTTTTCCTTGGCTAGAATCGACACGTGTTAACAAAATGAAGCCGTTTTCACTTACCGTCTCTGAATGAGTTCCATCTAACTGCGTAGCAAAGAATTTTTTTAGAATCTCCACATCAGCCATACTAGGGTCGCCAAAAATTCTTGTACTATAGGAAGCAGATTTAATACCAGTACCGTTAGCTTGATGTGACAATAACTCAGTCCAATTCTCCTCACTTACATAAGGACCACTAAGACTTACAGATGTCGAACCCTCATTACTTAAAACTTTAACATCTCCTAATGTTGATTCAGAACCATCGAAATTTTCTTCATAGGTATATTGTTTTGGGTCATTATATGCTGCAAATACAGCTAAGTTATTTGCATTACTAGTACCTGCTGTCATACCTCCCTCAGTATAAGTAATACCATCTTTCATTTTATATAATTTTGCATTAGGAACTCCACCGGTTTCTGTTAAATCTACAGACTTACCATATAGTATTAAATTACCACCCTTTATAACACCTCCTCCTACAGGAGGACTACTAGCTACTTGTCCTGATATTAACCAAGCATTTATATCTGTACCTCCTTGTAGAGATATTTCTGTGTTACTTTGACCATATGCTACATCTGGAAAATGTGGAGAAGTTTTTATAACTGAACTTGCTCCTATTATTGATTTCCTATAAAAAGTATTATTCTCTACTTGTATACTTACCATTCTATACCACTCCTGCGTAACTATCTATTGATATCTTACTGTTTTTAGATACCGAATTAGCGCTTATTAACGTGCCTACAGTCATAACGGAAGCTCCACCTCCGCCACCGTCGCCACGATTACGCCAATCAGATAACATATTTCTGGTTCTCCTACTATTTAAGTCTTTGTTTGCTACAATACGTCCTGAAGTGGAAGGTATAAAGATTTCTGGACCCATTTCTCCTACCATTACAGGTCCTCCACCAGAGTAACGAGGTACTTTACCTCCTATTGCATGATATTCTACATTCTGTTGAGATTGTTGATAAGCTTGTGAGTCTCCTCCAAAAGGATTCCAATAAGCCCACCCTGATTCGATAAGGTCTTGTTGAAAATTATGGGAGGGTGTACCAATATGAGTATCGTACCAACTACTATCATCACTAGATGACGATGATGTTCCTTGTGGTGGAAGGCCCATGTCTTCAAGGGCACGGTTTATTTCTTGCTGTATTAACATTTGGCGCAACGCTTCCTCCATCTCTGGAGGCATACCGGGGGCGGAGTTTTGATTTACGCTGTAGTATTGGCCCTCCGCTCTTCGGGCCCTATCATATTCTTCAAAACTACTGTATTGAGAAGGATACCATGTATCGTATGTAGGTCCTTGTCCGTAATCATGTGTAGGAGCAGGAGGTCCTATAGTACCACCTCGTGCACCGCCAGTATTTGCAGTAGTACCCTGAAGAATTACATCAAGCACTTCTTCGTGCCCCGGGCCCGGATTATATGAGTGAGGTAAATCTACCTCGCTGAAATCACTACCAGTGATAGCGCCTACCACCCAATTCCAAGCATCAAGTATTCGGTCTACGAACCATTTACCTAAATTTACAAAAGCCATTCCTATATCTACAAGGAAATCTGTCGTGTGTGTCCAAGCAGTGCCCCAGTCTATATCAACCTCAGGGTCTACCCAATCTTCCCAAAACTGTACGAAATGAGCCCAATGAGAGTCTTCTCCCAAACTGTCTGCAAACCATCCACCTATAGTAACCCCTATATCAACAAAGAATCCTAACACTTTAGCAGCCAATTGTACAAACGTTCCTAAAAAGGCTCCTATTTCCTGCATAGTTCTAATTAAAATCATTTGAGATTCCATACCAGTAACATCACCAAGCCATCCACCAAATGCTTCTCTAGCATTTTGTATAGATATAATAAGAGGTTCGAGTCCTACCCATAGAGTAGAGATAAGCTCCTTAAAACCTAGTGATAGCCCTGAGACTATATTACTCCAATCTGTTGTAGTAGAAGCTGCTATACCTAATGTAGCTACGGCTGCTACAGCTAAAGTTTGCCAACTAAATAATACCTTCACCAGTGCTCCAAGTATACCTTTAAGTTTACCTATAGAGCCTGCCCATAAACTAGTTGCTACTTCAGCTCCTTCACCACTAGCTACAGCTATTGTGTAATATTTTATACTAGATATAACATGTTTCATTATTCCTGCAAGTGATGACATTCCCATCTTAAGTAAATCTATACTAGTTGTGAAAATCTTAGTGTAAGGTATAGCTTCTAAACCTAATATCTTACTATATATTCTAAAAGAAATATATAACTTTAAAACATCAGGTCCTATCATTTTAATAACTTTCAAAACAGCCATTAATGGTGCAAAGAAAGCTTTTAACATTGAGATATTAAAGAATCCTGCTTCTGTGAAATCTTTTATTATTTTAACCAATTCCTTTGATGCTTTAGTAAATAATTCTACTGCTTTAATAGCTATACCTCTTAGAGTTTTTGAAAATTCTGTTAATTCATATGTTCCATTTGCTAATTCTGTAACGAGAAGACCTTTTAAAGTTTCTAAGAAATTAAGAATTGCTTCATGGAAACCATTCATATATTCAGTTCCTTCATAAGCAGCATCTCTCATAAAGAAAATAGCCAAAGCATTATTTTTCAAAATTTGTATTTGAGCACTAATAGATTCATTCTGAATTTGAACCATCTGGTCCAATTCTCCACCAGCATTGGCGGTATCTTCAACAGCCTGTGTGAACTCCTCAGCATTTTGTACTAAGTGGATAAACGCGGTTGCACCACGAACATTCAAATCTTGAATTAAACTTGTCAATAACTCAGTACTTGCCACAGCATCTTCACCAATGATATTAGCATATTCTGAAGCTATCTCAGTTAATTGCTTCATAGTACCATCTACATTAAGTATCTCAAGCCCTATTTTTCTAAAGGCAGCTGCGTTATCATCAGCATGTTCTGCAAACTCAGATAACGCTTGACGTAAACCACGACCTGCAATACCTGCTTCTAAAGCCCTATTAGTCAAGACTTGTAAAGCACCTAATAGTTGGTCTAAACTTTGCCCTGTCGCAGTAAAGAAAGGCAAAGCGAACTTAATAGCGCTTGTTAAATCTTGATATTCAATTAAAGACTTCTGGATAGCATGAGCAAACTTGTCAGTAACCTCTGCGGCTTGGGACATGGGTAAGCCAAAACCGAAGAGGGTCTGTGCAGTTAACTTAGATATTGTATTATGGTCTCCTTGAACAGCCATAGATAATTTTAAAGTTTCTGGTAAGATGGTCAATGCTTCATTAGCGCTTACACCAGCAGATGCAAGTTGGTAGAGACCAGTAGCACCGTTTTGCATACTCATACCAAATTGTTGTCCAAATTGAGTAACGGCTTCACCAGTATCAAATAATTCATCTCTAGTTAAATTAAAAACAGAGTTAGCATTTAACAATTCACGCTCAAATTCTTGAAGTTCTTGAGTTAAACCATTTAATTGCCAAAAGAATGCTGCTAGAGCAGATATAGTTTCACGAATATTTCCTATAAACTCTTGTTTAAATAGATATATAACTTGTTGAGTTTCTTGCATAACCTTCTCTGTCTCTTGATGTAATTGATGCTCTGCATCTGCAAGTTCTTTAGTAGCTTCTGTTAATTCCTTCTGAGCTTCTTTTCTCCACTCTTCTAAATCAGCTAATTCTCTATTATCTTTCTTTAACATGTCATTTCTAGTGCGGTCTATTTCATGTAGATGTTTAGTCTGGTCAACAATATCATCTAGGAAACTGACAGCGTCATCTGGAGACATTCCTCCCATAGGGCCGCCGCCTCCTCCTCCAAAGTGTTTCCCTTGGTGGGGACCCGTATAGCCCTTTGGCCACCAATTACCACGCCCCACTAGAGGGGCTCCGTTCATGGAAAGGGAATCAGGCCCTGAAATCGGGGTGTAACCGAAGTCACTACCATCGTAAGATGCATTCTTGGCGCCCGGCGGACCACCGGGTCCACATCCTATGGTCATGTCATTCTTGGTGTCATACCACATAAAGTCAGTTTTTGATGTATTTACTGATTTTAAAGGGTCTATTAATTTGTTAGCCCTTTCAACAAGCATATCTTTTGGAGCCTCATACACTTTATTCATATCTTTAGCCCAAGTTTCACCATCCTTTGATACAAGGTCAATTATAGTTTTATCATTTTGTTTTTTCTCTTCTAGGAATTTTTTATCTAAGATTTTTAAATTATCTATATGTTCTTCATCTATCTTATAATGCTCTTTATCGAGGGATAAGTGGTTAGTAGGGGTACCCGGGGTGGTAGGGGGAGCTACAGTTTTCTGCATAAGTTTATCTATATTTTTATGGTGTACATCTTCTACTTTTAATGCTCCATTTCTCTTATCTACTAATTTATACCAGTCCCAATCCTTTGCTTCTGGTTTTGGTTGTGGCATTCTATTTGTATAACCATAATCTTCTTCCATCCAATCACTAGCAAATAATGTATCTTTATTTTCTATCCAACCCTTCTGTGCCCTTTTCTTGAATAGCCCACGACCTATTTCTTTATCTTCACCTATTATAAAGTCTTCACCATAGAGTCTATTACCATCTTTATCGTATCCAGCATATGAACCCGGATGACCCGGTTGACCACCACCCCTGCCGCCGGGTCCCCCGCCGAAGCGCCCGCCGCCACCGCTAGGCCCGCCGCCACCGCTAGTGTGAGATGCACCGCCAGCACCCATAGCATTAACTAACTCTTTAAAGTCTTTAGCTTGAGTTTTCATCGCTTGAGAGCGAGCTTTCATATTGTTAAGAATTACTTTTCTTTCTTCTTTACCTAAAGATATAAAATTTTCTACCATTCTTTGGTACTGTTTGGCAGCACTCATATCTTTATTCATACCAGAAAAGAGGCGTGGAGCTGCTGCTGGCTGTACTTTAGATACGTAATTTTTAAAATCAGTTATACTTTTTTTAGTTTTAAAAGCACTTTGGTCGAACATTGCCTGAGTTTGGCGTACAGAATTCTTAGCTTGTTTTCTAATACTATTGTCTTGTTCTTTTTGTAATCCTTGGATAGCTTTATTAGCTCTTTTTAAATCTTGTTTGGCTAATCTAAGTCTATCTGAAGCAGCTTTAGTTTGTTCTTGATTAAGTTTCTTATAGACACCGCCAGTAAATTTAGCGAGCACGCTGCCAGCCTGCGTCAATGCACGCGGAGAAGGCATAGCTAAGCCTATAGCTACCCTTGCAGCAAATACTTGTCCTGCGAAACCCATGTTTAACCCATTAAACTATCAAAAGTTTGTTTTGGTTTTTCTTTTCCTAACATGTCATCGAATTTTCTTCGTGTTTCAAGGTATCTATGCCATGTTGTTCTCACTTGAGGCTTTTTCTTGGATAATTGGCTTATTTCTTCATCAGAATAACCATCCATCGCATGAAATGCCATGTATTCATTATAAGCAGCGAGAAGCCCTTCGGCTTCGTATCGCGGCATCTGTTTTATTTCGGACCAACTAAGTCCGAGTTCTTTCATCAAAGGGATGTATAAAAGCACCGCTTCGGGCGCGTTTATCATCCGCTGGTAAAATTTTCAGATGTTGCTTGTTCCACTCCTAGAATCTTATTAGATATTTGATATCTAAGTGTTGTTGGTAGTTTTGCCCAGTTTTCTGTATTCAAAACCTCCCCATCGGGGTTCTTTTCATTAGCTTTACCTATCATTTTAGATACTCTTTCATTACCTATTTCTTGGTAAAACGCTAATTTCTCTTCTTCGGAATCAAAAACTTTATCAAATACATTCTTTGGTTCCTCTTCTTCTGTTAATTCACAAAATTGAAATAAAAATTTCTTTCCTCTGTAATTAACACTTCCTTCTTGCACGGTATCTGTCAAAGATACCAAATCTTCAATTGTCCACATTTCTGTTTTCGTCATTTTAATCACCTTTTTTTATAGTTAAGAAAGTATGGGGCTCAAACCCCACACTTAATTTTGTTGTCTAAGCTTATAAAGCTGTAGTTGGTGTTACAGCCGTAATAGAAGCAGTTGCTATAACTGGTTCCACATAAGACATAAACTCTAAAGTTTCATCAGATGAACCATCTACATTATTTGAAACACTGTGTGATTGTATACAGCAGTTTCTTAATGTAAAAACATCGGTACTATCCTTTAGTTTAACCCAAACTCTATATCCATAATCTTGGAAAGGTTCTACACCGGGAGTATGGAAACCATCATCAGTTGTATTAACTCCAAATCTACCGTCATTAAACCATTCATCCCAAGAAGCATTTTGTTTCTTTCGAGTTAAAGATATAGTTGTTTCTTTCTTTATCTCTACTTTAGTAACTCCACGGAATCCAAGGTATGAAGTATCTTCATCCATTGCACCAATACTTAAATCAACACCAGATAATTGTTCTACTCTAGAATCTTCATCATCAGCATTATCACGTGCAGCTGCTAACATTATATGGCTAGTATCTACGGGTCCAGTACCATCTGTAAAGTCCCAACTACTTCCTGTAGCTGTAGGTTCCCATTGTACAGTAGCTGCGTCTGTTTCGGTACCAATATATACCTTTACATCTCGTCCTAAAAAGTATGTCATTAGAACATCCCCGCTGCTGTCTGTGTTATGTTAAATGGCGCAGTTCCTGCCAAATTAGTTTCTTGTACTGGAGCTACAGAACTTGTAAATTCCATAGTTTCCTCTGCCGTTCCATCGGGATTAACACTTACTGAATGACCAGTTATTGCAGCGTTTCTCACTGTAAAAACTTGACCATACGTAGCAGCGTTATCTCCTTTTCTTAATCTTACATGCACTCTATACCCATAGACAATGTTACCATCGTCTGCTTCAACTACTTGAGTAGGCCACGTAGAACCTGCTCCTATGTCACCAGTAGTATCTGTTGAACCGCTAGCTAATCCAAATCGAGCTCCCATACGGGCAGCTAAAGTTGCATCAGCATCTTCAAAATCAGCAGCTAAACATGGGCCATTAAAAATGACTTCCCATATTGGGTCTGATTTTTTACGGGTTATGGAAACAGTAGTTTCTTTTCTACCGCTTGGTATTTTTTGAGTGGCTATATGACCAAAAAAAGGACCGATGTCTTCGTCACTTGCTGTTGTAGACAGGTCACAACCTGTCAAATCTGATACGCGTCCGCCTGAAACTGAAGTTTGATTTGCTAATGATGGAGCAAACAGCAATGCTGCTGTGCTGTCATCATCGACAACGCTAACCTCTTCCATTGTAGCTGAAGTCATGCCTATTGCATTGTTATCAGCACCAGTGGCTTCTGTCGTAATAAATACATCTACATCTCTACCTAGGTAATATACCATTTTTTCACCTTCTATCTTTGTCTAGACAACATTACACTACACTAGAACTATATTAGCTCGTTGCAGTATATAAAGCTTATGCTTGCTATTAAAGTAGTCCAGCTTCCTCAAGATGTCCCATAGCAGCCTCTATTGCGTTCTCTCTTTCAGTTGCTAAACCATCCTCTAATTTACCATTTCTCCATAAAATTCTCATAAGAGGTTCTCCTCTTCGGCCTCCTATCCTCTCATTACCCATCATCTCAGTCCTACCCATTTTTTCGTCCATCTTCCTTTTTTTAATTATATCTTTAATTTCTTCTTCTACTTTACCTTTACCAAATGTAGTTTTAAAAACAGTAGCTTTAGAATGATAATAAAAAGATTCCTTTGTGGTATCAATAAAGGGAGTAAAAGCGAAACCTTCCATAGCTCCTGATTGTCTATTAGTAAATCCTCCTGATTGACCTATTCCTTTATGGTCAGGCCAAACCATACCACTTTTAACACCAAAAGTATTACCTTTAACGAAGGCACCATTTCCTGTCTGTTTAAAAACTTTAGAAAAGTCTTGAACTAAATTAGCTCCTACAGCTGCTTTCCATGTTTTAGTTAAATCATCAGCGTCTCCTGTCATTTTATCGTAAAATTTTTTAAATTCTTTACTTACTGCACCAGAACTTAATTGAGCTTCTATCTGGTCTTGAAAAGATTTAGCCATATCAGCAGATGTCATTGTAGATACAAAATTAATATTGGTCTGAAAGGCATCTCCTGATAATGAATTCATTAGAATTTGAGTACCTATTGTTTGAGAACTTCCATAAAACATTTGAAGTTCTGTTCCTATAAATTCTCTATATTTCTGAGCAGCTATTTGAAGGGTTTTATTACCTAGATGACCATTCTTAAGTAAATCTCTTTGCATCCAAGTATCTAACATAACTTGGTCTGCTTTATTAAAAACTCCTAAATTATATACTTTATTTTGTATATCTACTAATTTTACACCATCAGCTGTCTTTTGAAAATCACCATATATATGTACTCCTACTAAAGAATATGATTTTTTACCATCCATATTAAGTTTAACAGGAACTATATACATATAGCCACTATTTTCAGCACCGTCCAACCCTCTTTCAATATTAGTGTTATATGCCCTGTACAATCTATCCATTACTTGAGCTGAAAAGCTAGTTAATGTTTCGTGACCTTTACCTTGAGTTATACCATAAGTTTCTTGCCACACTTCCTGTGATAAAAGAACTGGGTTATCTAATACGTATTCATTACCCCCAATAGGCATATCCTTAGCAGAAATTAAATCTTTTTGGAGTGCTACCATCTCACTAGCTGATAGGTTATTTTCAACTATATTTGATATGAAATATTCTACCTTTCCCATAATTTTATCCATTTCCCTTTGAAGGTCTTGTTGTACTGTCTCTTTAGAAACATTATATATGCGGTCGTGTTTACCTATTTTTTGGAATAACTTTTTACCAACCATATTAGTTTCTTCCATTCCTACTATTTTTTCGAAATCTGGTATATCAAACTCCGACCTGAACCTTTGAGTTAAATAGGAAAGTGTTTGAACATCCTGTTCTGAGTAATAGCCTATATCGAATCCTTTTGAACTGAAACCTCCAGTTTCTTCATCTGTTATTTTATGAGTTTTTCTAATTTTTAACATTGCTTTCATCTGTTCATTTAAAAATTTAGATTCATTAAATAGACCCTGATTATTTATTAAAAAATTAACCATACCTTGAGTTCTAACTTCTCCCCTAGATTCACCTTTAATACGTTTTTCTGTAGGGATTGATGACATGTCTAAATTTATTATGGTCTCAAGTTCTTTTGCTAACATAGAAGCTCTTTTACCAGCACTAGTAGCAGTATTACCTTTACCTGCTGCTTCCATATCTGAGACTACTCCTTGAAAATTTGTATAATGTTTAGGAGGACTTTTCATGTATGGAATTGTGCCCACTTGTTCTAAAACCTCTCTAGCTAAAGTATAAGCAGCCATATTACTTAAATCTCCACTACCTGCTGCACCTCCCCACTCAGGGGATTTTTTAGCAGCTGATGTAAAGCCTCCAACTCCAGAACCTTCAGGGTGAAATTGAAAAAATCCTTTTTTTTGATTAACTGCATTTGCATTTGCTTCTGCCTTTACAGCCATACTGTAGTTTTGTGTTAGAGGTATAAAGGGTTTATATCCTGTATATATTGTACGATATGCTTCACTATAAGTTTGAAGTTCTTTATCATTAGCGGCCCATGCATAATCCGCAGGGCTATCTCCAATAGCCATTATTAACTCCTCTTATTAAGGAATAATATAACCATACTTGTAGTGGCTGCCCATGTTTCTAAATCAGGGTTATAATTAACTTCTCTGAATCCTGTATGGAATCTTGAAGTTACTTCAGTGGAGGGGGTTGCTCCTACAAAATCACAATCCATTAGAACATTAGCACAATTTAACATTAAATAATTAATTAATCTTCTTTGTTTATATGGTGTACCACTAACACTGATAGAACTGTTTATATCACAAGCTACATGAATATTAAATGCTAATCCGTATATCTCTCCAGTAGCTCCATCTAATTTTTGTCCCAAGAACTGTTCTTCTATACCATTAGCTACCATCTCTACTACTATACATGGATATTCTACATCTTCTGTTTCTGGGAACTGACCAAACACTTTAATATCGCTACTACTCCACGCAGTACCTCCATTATAAGTACCTGTTCGTAAATTATCTATTAAAACACGTTCTATATTATTAAGATGGTCAGGCATAGGACCTCCTTCGTGAATCTCTCTTACCACGTGTTCTTACACAATTAAATATCATAAATTCGTTGTTTATCTCTTTTAAAGAATGGACTGACCATGTAATTGATTTATAATATTCTATACCTCTAACCATAACAGTGTTACCACTAGCTGCTCCTGATACTTCTAATTCAAAGTCTCTAAAATCAGCTTCATAATCGTAACTGGCTCCAGAAGTAGCAGTAACTGCATAACGAGTTCCTGCATCAAAAACCGAAGTCCCACTAGCGACAGTACCTACGACCCATGGAATATCCACTGTTAACCAACTTCCTGTAGGTATGCTTAATGTAGCAGGGGTATATGTAGCACTATAAGCGCTATTTTGCGTTGCTCCATTATAGCTCTTTATACTAGAGAGCTTTATATTGCTTGCTCCACTACTCTTTATCTGAAAGCGTAATCTATCTGCTTCTAGTGTATTCTTAGCAGAAGTAGTATAATGAAATGTACCATTATAGTCAGTGCCTAATGTAGCTGTAATAGTTTGCCCATCAGAAGCAAATGTAACGTCAGCACTCCCTGAAGTCCAACCTGACGTGGCTGATGTAGGGACTGTATAGATAGTTCGTTGTTTGTCTATGAATTTATCCCAACCTTCTATCTCATTGAAATTAGTGTTGTTTTCTTGGTTAAAATTAGGCATACCTTTAATGGTCTGTATATTAGGAGTATAAACTCTAGCAGCCCCGATTATGTTTACACCTGCTTTTTCGAGCTGATAGTCTGCTGTTAGAGCAGGGCGTATTAGAGCTGGTAACTGAGGTAATAAAATTTCTGCGGTAGATACTACTGCATTTTCTACTCCATAATCATCTTTTCCATAAATAGTAGGTCTGTGATATACTACCTTACGACTCTGATTAGAACGATGAGCTAATTGTCTTAAGACACGGCCCATATTAATAGAACCCGGCTTAACTCCTTGACTACTAAGCATTATATTGTACTCCCCTCACGCGGGGATACATAGTCTTGGTTGCATCCACACCTGTGACGTTTTTATTCCAGTTGACATCTCCTATGTTTGGATTTGCGTTGTATGTGGTGGTTCTAATACTCAAACCAAGTTTCATTAATAAGGCTTGTTGTGCTAACGTTTCCCATACATCATAGTCACTTGTATCATAATAGACTTGTAAATCACCTATGGTTATTCTATCTACTCCTACTCCATTTTGAGCAAGACAAGAAAGATAACAAGTATAATACATTACTGCATTATCGTATGTATTATTATCATTAATAGCATATGTTAATCCTGTATTTTCATTAAACCATTCCGCAGCTATATTAGCTAAAATATCCATTGTGTCGTTGTCTAATTCTTCAGACTCAATGCCCGCTAACAAACGGACTCTATTTCTAAATGTAGCATTCCATGATATACTTACTGCCATTACATCATCCCCATAGCGCCTGTACCACCAGCGAGAGCAACTAACATAGCTATCCATCTCCACATGGACTGCTTAATTTCATCTTCCCACATCTGATGGTGATGCAAATGATTAGTGAAAAGTGTTTCAAACTTTTCCATACGGTTGAATACTGTTTTTACACGCTCATCCATACGGACTAAAAGCTCGTCACGCTCCTGCACCTTCATATATACTTTACTCCCGTTATCATATTTAAAGCTTTCCTTCGAGTTCTACTATTCTTGCCTCCAATGCAT